AGGTTCCAATTCACTAGACTATACCTTAATCCTTTCGTTACGGGTTTAACTCGATGCCATACAAAACTAGGAAAAACAATAATAGACCCTTTAGGGGCAATTTCCTTAGCGATTTGTGGTTTTCTTTTTTTATCAGGGTCATTTTGTCTAAAATCAAATTCTAATTCTCCGCCTTCATATTCTTTAGGATCAGTTAATTGAACAACGTTAGACAATTTTCTAATTTTTCCTTTGGTTGGACCTTCTTCTGCATAAGGTTTATCCCAACTATCACAATGCCAATCATAGTATTGGCCTTTTTTATAAATTGTAAATTGACACGATTCTGTCCAATCCCATTGAAAATTCCATCCTGCCATTTCATTTGCCATCCGAACATAAGGTTGTATTTCTCTATAAATCCAACGATCATTAAACCAACAAATATTAGAATCTCTTTTCTTTTTTAAATCTTTTAATTCTTTTTTCGTTAAAGGTTGGGCTTTTAAATCTCTATCTCGCCCCAGTCCCCCTGTAATGGCTACATCATTCTTTATCGCCTTACCGTATTGAATAATCATATCACAAATTCGATGAGGAATGGCATTAGCCCAATAATAATAATAGTTTGTTAAGTTCATTTAAATATACTCATAAGTCGTCGTTAAAATGATATTCATCTGTTTAGATGTATTGGGAGAAATAAAATATTGTTGAGTGCTAGGAAACATCACAAAAGTATTATTGTTTAAAGGGAGATGCCACGTTCTTCCTTTTCTTCGGTTATCGTCATATTCAATAACAACACCCGTAGAATCTTTTCCCACATCTACTCCATAGATAAAGGTATAGTCGGCAGCATTTCTTAAATCCACAGGATCAACTGTATTTCTTGAAAAAGACTTTTGATTATATTCATAAACATTTCCCCAGTTTAATTTAGGAATCAATGTTTTACCATATTCAACTTTGAAATGATCTCTCATATAATCTTGTAACCATTGATGAGATTGAGAATATTCTACTACATAATCAGAATAAGAATAATCTTTAATATTTTCGCTAATTCTTTTTTCTTTCATAAAAGAGTCTAGAATCTTATTCTTAATAGTATCTCTTTTAATTTCAAATCCTTTAGGTGCATCAATAGCACCGTGATATAAATCTATTGCGGATAATACTTTCTTTTGCATACCTATAAGGTATGTAATTTAATTTAATAGAAATGTCAATGTGATTAAAAAGAATTGATCTAGATCAATTATCTAGCCGTTTTGTCCCACGCACCCGAGCCTTCATTCCATACATATGTATGAGTGAGTTCTTCGCCACCTGTTAATGCTGGTGGATCTCCAATCGGAGACTCCCATCTTGCTTCTGAAGTATTAAGAACCCAACTTGCATAAGGTTTTTTACTAATGAAAATATCATTATCTTCATCATAAGTCATCCCAATACCAGCATAATTACCTCTTACTGCTTTAGAGTTATCTCCAGATTTATGGGTATTCTGTGCTGTATTGTAAGATGTTTTTTTCCAAAGAGGCCAGTTGTGGATTCTTTCCAAAAACTGTCTGCCTACTTCTTCATCTTCAACACCATCAGCATTTAAACAGTCACTATCGTTCACAACGTGAACTGCTATAACTTTATTATTTGCTCCTAATTTTGCGAAATGTGCCATAATGTTTCTCCTTATATTATACTTATTTTAAAAAGTAAATCCATATTTAATTGTACTTGTCATAATTTAATTTCTATTGATATTTGTACCTTAATATTACGATGCCTGAACCTCCATTTGCACCCGCTATATCTCCTGTACCACTAGGGTATGAATTTCCTGCTCCACCTCCACCTCCTCCAGTATTAGTTGTTCCAGCACCAGCATCAGTAGGATTTTGATTACCAGTACCACCAGCACCGCCACCACCTAAGCCAGCGCCACCACCAGCTCCAGTTGTAGGACGAGAAGTAGATCCACCTCCGCCTCCGCCACCAGAAAAATAATAATAAGAGCCACAATTTTGTCCTGAAGTACCCAATGCATTTGGAAGTCCACCACCAGCTCCACCTGGTCCTGGGTTTCCACCACCACCTGTTCCAGCCACTTTTGCTCCTCCACCACCGCCACCTAAATAGGTACTCGGTGTAGCCGGACCACCATTAGTTCCTTGAGCGGGACTTACAGATGGGTCATTTCCATTTCCACCTGGTTGACCTGCCATATTATGAGAAGCGCCTCCACCCGAACCGCCGGGTGTTCCTGCTCTAGGATTAGAAGTTGGAGAAGGTGAAGTTGCAGGTCCTCCTGTAAAACCACCCATACCACCTCCGGCAGATGTTAAACCTAAAGCACTTGAATTTGAACCTGGAGCACCTCCTGGGGAGGTAGCAGCTCCGGTTCCTCCTCCACCTACCACTATGGGATAACTTGTTGCTGAAACTGTAATACCTGTTGCATTTGCCAAAGGCTCGCCTGGGGATCCTGAGGCACAATAAGTTTCATCGGAAACTCTAAAGCCACCTCCTCCGCCACCACCAGCACCAACAGATTGCCTATCTTCGCCTCCACCTGAACCACCACCAGCCACTATTAAATAATCAACTTTATTATTTGCTGGGGTTGCAGCTGAAACTTCAGAAACAGCAAAACAAGCATCTGCTGTAAATGTATGAATTTTATAATCTCCACTTGTTGTTATGGTTCCACCAGTTGCTGTTATAAAATCACTTCCTACAACTGTTGTATCTGTTTGAATATTTTCCCACCCCTGAGTTCCATCGACATAAATCATTGTAATGGATTGACCGGCTGTCTTTAAAGTTGCATCAATACATAGACCTGATATTTTAGAACTATTTCTACCTAAAGTAACTGCTTTACAAGCTGTTGCCCAAGTGTCTTTGTAATCTTTAAGAGATACTATATCTCCTGCTGAAGGACTTGCTGGAAGGGTAACTGTAATTGCTCCACCTGTTGTGTTTACAAAATAACCTTTTCCTGAAACTGCTGTTAAAGGGGAAGTTTTAACTGTTGTACACCAGTCAACTGTTCCTGTTCTTCCAAATCCTGTTTGGGAAGCACACGCACCTAGAGCAATAGTATCTCCAGCTTCTCCTAGAGTGACTGTTGTTCCTGATCTTGGTGCGATTGTGTTTACTTTAATTTTGCTCATTAGACGATTACCAATGTTCCTGTTACTGTTATTGTTCCTGGAATTGTAATGGGTCCTGCGAGAACTCCATTCTCTACTGTTTGTGTTCCATCAATTGTTGCCGCTTGATTGGGTATAAATTCATTA